GTTTTGCGGGTTTTTGAACTGTTTTTTTTTTTGCAACAGTTGGCTGAGGTGCAACCTCAATTGTTTCTGCTGTAGCTTTTTTAGCCATAATATAATAAAATTAAATAGTTGAAAATTGTGACAATAGCCATAGTATATAAATAGTAAGGGGCTAATGTCATATAAGAGTAATAATTACCCCCGTCAGTTCAACGAGGGTAAGAATTACATTTGTTTAGTTTAACTATGCAGCGTTAAATAACACGAAGTTATTAGCAGCTTGTACACATAAACATCTTTCAGTTAAGAAATGTACTTGCATTGCATCTAATGAAGAAGTATAAGCTCCACCTGCAGAACCAGTAATCCAAGACTTCATTCTACGATCGTCAGCTTGTGAAGCTCTGTATCGAACGTGTAAGAATGGTCGACGAATATTAGTTCCTAAGATCTGATCGTAAACTGTAGAAGTTCCAGCTGGTACTAATATACCATCAATACTAGCAACTGCAACACCACCACGAGTAGAAGCATCGTTAAGATATTTCCAGTCAGTCTTATAGAAATCGTAAGATCCTCTACGGAATCCACTAAACCCTAAGTTCAAAGCCATTTCTTCTGAGTTTTCAAACAAACCAAAAGCAGTTCCTCCGTTGGTTCCATTAGAAATACTAGCTAACATATCATCAAAATCTAAAGAAGTAGCTCTATTTAAGAAGAGCATATTTTCTTCAATTGCTCCTTGAGTATCTAAGTTTTTAAGAATTTCATCAAAAGAAGCTAAACGATTTGCATCAGTTTCACCAGTAGCACTAAATCCAGTAACAACATTACCACGGTCTTTTACAGCTGCAAATAAACCTTCAGTACCTTTGTAACCAGCGGTAGCAAGTGTTCCACCAGCTTTAGCTAATTCACCTTCAACTACAGACATTTCTAAGTAATCTTCAAAACGTAGACGAGTTTCAGATTCAGCTTTTAAATACCATAAGTATCCAGATGTTCCGTCTTCGGTAGCAACTTCAACCCATCCAATCTGTGCCATATCAGATCCATTGATCTCATATTTAGACTTGATAATTATTGGAGAATTGCTAAACTGTGTAAAAGATGGTTCAACAGAAATTAAACTATCGTCAGTTGTTCCTTTTTTAAACTCAGAACCGTATACGAAAATTTTCAAAGTTGTTGAGCCTGATAAATCAACTTCACCAGCACCACCACCTGCAAGAGTATTTTGAGTGTAAGGAGTTACTTGTAAAACACCAGCTGCTAAAGCAGATCCTGGAGTAGCGCCAGAGGCATCTACAAAACATTTTAATTCAACGCCAGTCGCTGGGTCAGCTACTACAATTGTTTGTCCTGGAGACACAACATTTTGAACGAAAGCAGTTCCAGCTCCACCAACAGTGATAGTAAGTTCTGTTCCAGCTACGTTAGAAGCTACACCATCATATGCGATGTGTAATCTGTTTTGCTCTGACCATACAACTTGATCAGAAGTCATTGGCATTTCAGCTCCTACCATACGTAAGAATCCGGATAACGTACGGTTTCCGTAACGCTCTACTTCTTGCTCATAAATCTCAGGTAGATACTGTTGTGCAAAGTCATTTCCTCCACCATCTGTGAAGTTTAAGTAATTTGATTCAAGCGTCTGTTGTTTTTGAGACGGCTTGATTGATCCTAAAAAAGGATCTGGGCTATAAGTTATTGCCATTTTTTTTAATTTTTTTAGTTAAATTTTCTTGTTTTTACTCTTAGTTTTGTAGAGTCAGCACCTGAAATCGCTTTAACTTTAAACCCGTTAACAAACACATCACCTTGAGTGGACCTAGCTTTGGTGTCACTTAAGTTTTTTGATTTGTTCACAACGTCTTTTACAGCGTCAGCTTTTCCTTGCTCGTAAAAATGAGCGGCAATTTTATCTACATTGTCAGCGGCATACACAGCCTTGTGATAACCTTTCGTGTCACTAACATTACCATCAGAGTCTAGGAACTTCCCGACAAGGTTGTTAATATTTGATTGGTTTTCTGCAACTCTATCTCTGTTTTGAATATTGTACTTATAATTCTTATCACCGACTTTGATATCGAAACCTTCGAAACCATCGCTAAAAAGTTGTTTAGTACTTTCTTTAAATTTAGAATGTTGTTGCTCAGCTAATTCCTGCTGCTTATTATATCGGTTGAAAAAGTCCATTGCTTTTTGTTGATCCTGAGTAACGCCCGGTCTCAACTTGATCTCGTCGTAATATTTACTCTTAGTCTCTTCTAAAAAGCCTTTGGCTTTTGCAACTTCTTCTTTAAACGCAAGCTTTTTCTTACGTATATCCTTGTCCTCGTCTAGATCTTCATCATAATCAAAGTCTTCTAATAATAACTCAAGATCTGAACTATCTAAATAAGGTTTATTTTTTTTGTAATATTCTTTTAACAATGTTTTATCATCTACATTAGAGTAGTCCGCGTTTAAACGAGCATAATCCTCTATAGTTCCACCTGTTTCCTCCATAAATGAAACTAATTTTTCGATGTTTTCTGGTAATTGTCTACCTAAAACTTTTTCATCTCTCAAAGCCTCTTTTACCTCAGCTTCTACTTTAGTTACTTCAACTTCTTTGATTGGTGTAAACTCTTTAGCATCTTTGACGGGCTCTTGTACTTGTTCTCCCACCTTAGCGCTATCTCCGGATGGTTCTTCCACAAGAACTTTCTTTGTTTCTCCGATTTGAATGGCATCTTCTACTTTTGTTTCTTCTTTAGGTATTACCACCTTGGTAACTTCCTCTTCAACTTTTTTCACTGGTTCTTTTAATTCAACCTTAGTGATTTCATTTTTCTTACCTAAATTTTTAGGTTTTGGTTTTGACTTTATTTTAAAGTCACCCTCTTGTTTTACTTCTGACATAATATAATATAATTAAATAGTTGTTACTTTCTACATGAAAGCTTGCATACCCATATCGGGTTCGTTTTCAAAGTCTTTAGGTAAGCTATCGTTTTGACGTTGGCTTATCATTTCACTTTGTTGCGTAGCTTCCATTTTGCTACGTTTATCTTTTCTATCTTCTATAGCTGCTTCTTTTTGCTGTATAGCTTGAACTTCGATTTGCTTAAGCTGCATATCATATTCAAACTTTTGCTGCATTTTAATTTTTTCTAAATCAGCTGCTATTTGCATTTTGTTTATTTCCATTTGAGTTCTAGCTTGTTCGTATTGAACCTTAGAACCTGATATAGCTTCTTGTTTTTGAACTTCAGCCATAGCTGTTTTTTCAGCAGTACTAGCTTGAGCATCTGCTTGAGCTTGTATATTAGCTTGTTGATTAGCTTGATCTTGAATAGCTTTTTGCTTGCGCTTAACCTTAAGCATTTGATTAGCTAGCTTAAGATTTTTAATTTGTCTTAAATCAATAGCATCTTCTAAATCAATACCGCCTTGACCTAATGCAACTTGAATATTTTGCTCTAACTTAGCTTGTTCTTCATCGTCTGGCTCTAACTCTAAGAATATACCAAAGTCATATAAGTTTAAATCAATAACCTGTTGAAGTGTCTCAACATTAAAAGTTGATATAGAGTTTTTAAGCGATTCAGCTGTTAATGGAAAATGTAAAGCGTCTGCTATTTTAAGAGACACGTTTTCTGCTAGCTTTAATGTTAGATATAAACTAGCTTGTTTAATATGTCTAGTTGCAACATTAGACGCGTTAGCTGCCATCTTTTGAAGACCTACTAACGAGTTTTTATCTTGTGAGCTTCCATCTCTAGCTTCGTTTAATCCGGTCACATCACGTATCATTTGTAAATAATATTGATATGTTTGAATAAGTGCTTGTATTTTACCTAAACCGCTTGAGCTATTAAGTTCTTGAATAGGTACTTTGCCTGGGTTCATATCACCGTCTTGCGTCATTGATCTACCTACGATAGAACCTGTTTGGAAATACATATTCAAAGCCTCTGCAGGATTATAATTAGTACCATTTCCAAGATCAACCTCAGCTAAACCGTCCATAT